CACTAATAGATCGCTTGTTTTGCATGTAACCTTCTTTCAAACTCTCATACTCTTTTAAAATAATATCATCTATTTTAAAACATGTGTTATGATGGATCTGAGGTTCAATTTCTTCACAATATCGAGATAAAGGACCACTCAATGGAAAACCAACAGACGTATTCTGCGGCATTCTATTTAAAAATTTATCCATATCTTTACCATTAATTATTGTTTCTATATCTAAAGGTTTATCCTGTTTCATGCGCAATTTTAATGGAGTCAAATAATCCTCACAAGCTGCTACTAACAAAGAAGTACTAGGTCCCACACTAATATGTGAAAAACCTTCCATACCCTTTTGCCAATTGTGCCAAGGGGGAACATGGGGTAAGCCCATTGGAGCTATGCCAAACTTCCTCTTATTATCAAATACCATTTCAACATCTTCACTGATATGTGATACAATAACTTCAGATTGTCGTGTCACACCGCCTTCACATGGTCCAAAAACGCGAATGTTAGATCCCTCCGATAAAAATTGAGTTGGACATTTGGGGGATATTTCTCCACTTGTGGCAAAAGGTACTGAGCCTCTATGCGCCTCGTAAGCAACTGTACACAAAGGCACACTCTCTGTAGGAAATAAAACGCCAGGTCCAATCAAAAATTTTTCAGCATCCTCAATATTGCGGCGCAATATAACACCACTCGCACCCATAGCTGTATCTGTTACTCCAGCTAAATGAAAACCGATAATCTTAGGGGACTTCGTTTCACCAATAAAAACTCCCATACACATTCCCTTAAAAGTGGTCAAACGCCTAAATACGTATTTAGCACCATAATAAGACATAGTACCAATGTGCTGTTGACCAAATGTTAATCGGGCGTTATCTTTCAATAAAGTCCCATCACGTTGCCTATATATAAAAGAACAACCTAAAGCGCCACTTGGCAATTCTGCTGGGAAGTATTTCGTCATATCCTTAAAATCCCCACCAGAGGGAAAATAGAATATACGCATGTCTGAACCGGGAATGTAAAATGATTTTTCTATCGATACATTGGCACGACTGACATATGTATTCTCATTATTTTGTTCCCGGACTCTAACTTCGAAAGTTGAATCACTCATACAAAAATGATTAGGCACAACCAGCATATGTGTTTTTAACATATACCCACCTGTAATCATTTTGCCATGTTTAACAAAAACACAATTACGAGATGCTCGATTTACCAATTGCTCCCAAGTAGCAGTATCACTGTTCTCAGAACCATCGGATTGTTTCTTTGGAAAAGTTGGAGCCCAATAATTCGGTGTACTTTTGCGTAAATTGTATTCCTCATCATTTGGATCTAAAGCGGATTGTCCCAAATAATCTTTATTTCTATATGCTCTGTAAGTATCAACCATCAAAAATATAAATCGAGCTATTGCCCAAGCACCCAGACATCTACAAGAGTATCTCAGGCAAGCTCCGCTTATATTTTCACGGTTATAGGCTGTTATCATATCTTGACGCAAAGTACCAATC